CGCCATAAACATGGTGCGCAATGCCTCAACGCTGCCTCTGAGGTCATGAATGTGCTCAATTACGTGTTCATTCGACATTGTTTCGCCCTCCTGGCGATGGGTTGTGTGGAAGCTCCCATCGTATGCCAGGAGGGTGTCTGCCGCTAAAAAACGTATTGCGCGTTGCACTTCAGGCACGTGACGGCGATTTTGCTGTCGCCGTGCTCCTTTGCTGCGAATTCTCCTTCTACCTGTTTAACCCGTAGATCAACGCTGCTCATGAATGGGTGGTTGTTCTCGGTAACGGTGACGGTGCCTTTTTGTCCGCAGGCTTCGCACCCCAATCCGTATCGAACAGTTTCTCTTGATGCCATAGCGCGCTCCTTGATGAGTGGGTTGTCGGCTTCATTAGCTGCCGATACGCATCGTAGTGTGTGACAGCTGAATCAGTTTCCGCCGCCACCAGGTGCACCCGGCAAAGCATGCATTGCGCATGGGGTGCAAGGCCTGCGTGGCGGCTCCTATCCCACCATCAAGGAGATCTGCATGTCCCAGACAGAAGAAGCCGAAGGCGTTGTTTACCGCCATCTCGAAGATTCCATGGAGCGAATGATCCCGGCGCGGCCTCATGTGCTGGCGCCTGACTTGGGTCAGAAGGTGGAGATCCTCCACGATGGTGTCCACCGTCTGATCTTCGTGAATGGGCACCTCATCGGCCAGCTGCTGAAGCTCGAAACGCCACGCGGCGTGGGCATGTTGGCCGGCGTCCTGGACATCAGCTTCGTGGCTTCCGAGATCGTGGAGCGCAAGGTGAGCCGCGATGAGTTCAACGCCCTCAAATCCGAGGGCGTGGCGAAAGGCTGAAGATGAAAGAGCGCATCGCCCAACTCCTCGACTACATGACCAGGCGGCAGGCGCTGGCGCTGGCGCTGGGCTTCACCAACCATGGCGCGATGTACGGCATCCCGTGCTGGGTGGGCGAGACGGACGCCAAGGGGCCGATGGTGGCCGCGAAGTGGGGCCCGGCCGAGTACCTGATCTCGCTGGGCCACTGGGTCACCGGCCTGACGCTCTCCATGCTGGGGCGTGAGCCCTATTTCCGCATCCAGATTGGCCGCGAGATCCGCTGATGGCCAGGCTCCAGACGCTCAAAAGCTCTGTACCCGTGCTCGACACCCGCCGCGTGCAGACCATCCAGGCCGGCAGCTGGCGCACCAGCGACCAGACGGCAGCGCAGCGGGGCTATGGCTACAAGTGGCAGAAGGCCCGTGAGCAGTTCCTGCGCGAGCACCCACTGTGCGTGATGTGCCAGCTGCAGGGCAGGGTCGAAGCGGCAACGGTTGTTGATCACATCACCCCGCATCGCGGGGATCAGTCGCTGTTCTGGCGGCGCAGCAATTGGCAACCGTTGTGCGCCACCCACCACAGCAGGGACAAGCAACGCGAGGAGCAGCAGAGATGAAGACCGTTCTTTTCGTGGCGGCCCTGATGCTGGCTGCTGGCGCTGCCATGGCGGCGCCCGTCGTGGTGATTCCGGTGCGCCCTGTGATCGTGACCCCGCCCGCCAGGCCGGCACCTGTGACGCCGCGCCCCGCGCCGACCGCACCGAAACCGACCAAGGCAACCCCGATCCCCGTTGTCGTGCCGCATGTCGCGGCCCCTACGTGTTCCACAGAGCGCCGCGAGCGCAAGGAGTGCTGACCTATGCGAATGATGTGCCCCCACTGCCAAGAGCATGCGTACACCCGGACCAGCCTGCAGCTGACCAGCACCAGCCGCGAGACCATCTTCCAGTGCCGCAACTTCGAGTGCGGCCATGTGTTCTCGGCGGTCACCGAGATCAACCGCACCATCAGCCCCAGCGCCATCCCCAACCCCATGGTGATCCTGCCGATGAGCACGCACATCAAGCGCAAGCTGCTGCAGACCCAGCTGGACGCCATGCCGTCCTCGCAGTACCAGCCCGGCTCCCACGCCGCGCCGGCCGCCACCACATCGCATCAGGGCATCGAGGCCCGGCACTGAGGTGCCACAGCATGAGCAAACTCAAGAGCGGAGTTATTCAGCTTGCGCTGTACGCCAGCATGTACGGGCTGCTGTGGGCCTGGGTTGGCGATGGTGTTGAAGGCGCCGGCAACCTGCTGGCCTTTCAGGTCGGCGTGCTGGTGCTGGCCAACCTGTGCAACGTGGGCAGGATTGACCAGCCTTTCCCCGAACGAGCCTATGCGCTCCCCTTCGCTGTGGACAACGTGCTGAGCATCGGCCTGGTGATGGCGATGGTTTGGTACGGCCATTGGCTGATGGGCATCGGCCTTCTGCTCGCTTGGGCGCTGGGCGCCGGCACTCGTCTACTGCGGCAGGAGCGCCAAGAGCAGGCGCGAAAAGGTGGGCAATGAACTACTCCAGCATGCGCAAGACCCTTGCCCGTGATCTGCGAGAGTGCACGCGGCGCGGCCTGCCGGCATGGGCGAGGGCTCATGTCGAGGAGCGAGTCGAGTACGCGGCTCACTGGTGGCGCCTCTCCCGGGATCGCACCAAGGCCTCCGACCTGAGGCGTGATGGCTACATGAAAGCGGTGCGTGTGCAGCTCTCGATGCTTGAACTCCTCTCAGCATTCCGGATCGGCGATGACGGCGCACAGGCCCGTCTGAAGCGAACCAGGGGCATCCTCGGGGCGGCCAAGGGGTAGGGGGTGGTCAGATCCTTGAGGGGGTCGGCCCTCCAGACCGCCCTGTTCCGCACGCGCACAAAAAAGTCCCCTGTTTGATTGTTTCGGGGCAGTCGGCCGCATGAGGTTTCGGCTGCAACCCGTTGCGGCAGCAGGGAAATTCGGTCCTTTGAATTCTGGGGAAACGCGGAAATCAAAGAAATCAAAGAATCAAAGAGGTGAGCCATGGCAAGAGGGGGCTCTCGGCCCGGTGCTGGCCGCCCAAAGAAGACGCCACCAGCCGCGCCGGCAGCAGACGCCCAGGCGCCGGAGCCCAGGAAGTACAAGAGGCGCGCGGCGCCCACGGTGGATGCCGAGGGCTTCAAGCCAGAGGATGCGCCGCCGAGCTGGCCATTTGGCAAGGAGCGACCCGCGCCGGCCGAGCCAGAGTCAGCACCCGATGCCGAGCCGGACCTGTCCGGGCTCATGCCGCTGGACTACATCCTGTCGGTAATGCGCAATCCTGACCTGCCCGATCCGATGCGGATGCAGGCCGCCACTCTGGCCGCCCCGTACTGCCACCCCAAGCCAGCGCCCAAGAGCGCCAAGCAGGAGGCTGAAGCGGAGCGCAAGAAAAACCGTGAGCCGCGCTTCGGCCGCCGCCAGCCGCCGACGCTGACAGCAGTGCAGGGCGGAAAGTCATAGCCGGTTTCCGGCGCCAACGCCGGAGAGCTTTATGGAATGGACCACTGCGTGCCCGGACTGGGAGCGCCGCATTGTTGCGAGCGAAAGCCTGATCATTTCGCCGCCGCTGTTCCCAGAGGTCGCTGATGAAGCATGGGAGATCTGCAGCAGCTTCGTCCTGACGGACATACCAGGCCATCCGACCATCGGCCAGGTGGCCAGGCCCTGGCTGCGCGACCTGGTGCGGACGATCTTTGGCGCGGAGGGTCCGGAGGGGCGCCGGTTGATCAACGAGTATTTCCTCATGGTCAGCAAGAAGAACGCCAAGAGCACGATTGCGGCGGCCATCATGCTGACCGCGCTGCTGATGAACTGGCGCGATGAAGCGGAGCTGCTGATCCTGAGCCCGACCATCGAGGTTGCCGGCAATAGCTACAAGCCGATCAGTGCCTTCATCAAGGCAGACGAGGATCTGCAAGACCTGCTGAAGGTGCAGGACTATCACCGCCTGGTGACGCACAGGGAAACGAATTCCACCCTGAAGGTGGTTGCGGCCGATGAGGCGACCGTGACCGGCAAAAAGGCCAGCTTTGTCTTTGTGGACGAGCTGCACGAATTCGGCAAGAAGGGGCGGGCCTCCAACATGCTGCTGGAGGCCACGGGCGGCCTGGCATCGCGGCCCGAGGGCTTTGTGATCTATGCGACCACGCAGTCGGAGGAGCCTCCTGCCGGCGTGTTCAAGGACAAGCTCGCATATGCGCGAGGCGTGCGTGACGGGGAAATCAAGGATCAGAAGTTCCTGCCCCTGATCTATGAATTTCCCAAGCCCATGCTGAAGGCTGGCGCCCATAAGGATCTGGCAAATGCCTACGTGACCAATCCGAATTGGGGTGCGTCCGTGGACATTGAGCGGATCCACCAGTTGCACAGCCAGGCCGCCATGAAGGGCGAGATTGGGCTGAAGGAGTTTTGGGCCAAGCACCTGAATGTCGAGATCGGCATGAACATGCGGGCCGACCGCTGGGCAGGAGCCGACTTCTGGGAGCAGCGGGGTGACCGTAGGGTGACGCTTGAGTACATCAAGCGCGAGTGCGAGGTGGTGGTGGTGGGCCTTGACGGCGGCGGCCTGGACGACTTGCTGGGGCTGGCTGTTGAGGGGCGCCTGAAGGGCTCGACCAACTGCGTGCTTCGGAACAAGGCATGGATCCACCCCATAGGCATTGAGCGGCGCAAGTCGGAGGAATCGAAATACCTGGACTTCGAGCGCGACGGCGACCTGGTGATCGTGAAGCGCCCGGGGCAGGATCTGGAGGAAGTCGCTGCGATCTGCAAAGACCTGCACGACGCCGGCCTGCTGGCCCGCATTGGCCTCGACCCTGAGCGCACGCACAAGGTGGTGTATCAGGCGCTCATCGACGCCGGGATACCCGAGGAATTGATCATCGGCATCTCCCAGGGCTGGAAGCTCACGGGCGCCATGGCCGTTGCAGAGCGCGGCCTGGAGGACGGGAGCCTCACCCACGCGGCTCAGCCGCTCATGGCCTGGTGCGTGGGCAACGCGAAGGTTGAGCCCAAGGGCAATGCATCGCTGATTACGAAACAAGCCAGCGGCTCCGCAAAGATCGATCCGCTCATGGCGTCGCTCAACGCGGTGACGCTGATGGCGACCAACCCGCAAGCGGCTGGTGGCCGCTCTTTCTGGGACAAGTGATGAACCAATTTCTACAAACGCTGCAGCGCGGCGCCGCTGCGGCGCGCGCGTCGTTGGTCAACGCTGCTCCCGACGGCCTGCTGCTGGGCGGGGCTGCTGCGATCTCATACGGGGCCTGACTGATCGATTCGCCGGCCGGATTCATTGCTGGCGGGGCCTTGCTCATCGCTGGCGGGGTGCTGATGGCACGGGGGGCGAAGTAATGGGGCTGTTGACGCGAGGCCTGGAGCGACGGGCCAAGGAACTGACCTACGACCAGATCGCCAACCTGATCGACGGCGTGGGCGCGAGCCGCGTGGCTGGTGTGACCGTGACCGACAAGACGGCCCTGCAGGTCTCGACCGTGCTGGCATGCGTCAAGGTGCTGGCCGACGGCTGCGCCACGCCGGACCTGCACGTCTACCGCGAAAAGAAGGACGGCACCAGCGAGAAGGCGCTCAACATTCCGGAGTACCGGCTGCTGGCGCGCCGCCCGAACGAGTGGCAGACCTCTTTCGAGTGGCGCCGGATGATGACCGTCCATGCCGCCCTGACCGGCGCCGGCCTGTCCATCAAGGTGCGGGGCGACAACGGGCGCGTGCGGGAACTGATCCCCGTGGAGCCGGGGCAATGGGACGTGCGCAAGGTCAGCCGGTATGAGCTGCGCTATCGCTGCTGGGATGAGTTCGGGATGATCGGCGACTTTTCGGCCGATGAGGTCTTCGTGCTCAACGGCCTGCAGTGGAACTGGGCCAAGAGCATCAACGCCGTGGCGCTGGCGCGGTCAGCCATTGGCCTGGCCATCGCCACCGAGCGCAGCCAGTCGTCCATGCATGCCAACGGCCTGCGGCCCAGCGGCACGTACACCGTGACGGGCAGCCTGACAGAAGAGCAGCACACGCGGCTCAGCAAGTGGGTGAAGGACCAGGGCGGCCCGGAGAACGCCGGCACCCCGCTGGTGCTGGACCGCGATGCCAAGTGGGTGAGCACCACGGTGAGCGGCGTTGACGCGCAGCACGTCGAGACGCGGCGCCTGCAGGTTGAGGAGATCTGCCGGGGCTACGGGGTGTTCCCCATCATGGTCGGGCACTCCGACAAGACCAGCACGTTTGCCAGCTCCGAGGCCTTTTTCGCGGCCCACCGGATCCACACGCTGGCGCCCTGGCACAAGGCCTGGCGCGACCGCCTGGACGAAACGCTGCTCGACGGATCTGGCCCGCTGTTTGTCGATTTCGACACCCGATACATGGTGGCCGGCTCCTTGAAGGACCGCGCAATGTGGGCGCGGACCATGGCAGAGACCGGCATCTGGACCCGCAACGAGATCCGCGACGAGGACGGCAAGGATCCCCTGCCAGGCCTCGATGAACCGCTGACGCCGCTCAACATGAGCACCGGCAAGCAAGGGAGCGACGATGAAGAACAAGACAAGCCAGCGCCTTGAGCGCAAGGAAGGCCCTGGCGGCCGCGAGGTGCGCTCCTATGCGCTGCAGCTCAAGGCCACGGGCGACGACGGCACGGTCGAGGGCTATGGCTCCGTGTTCGGGGAGCGCGACTCCTACGACGATGTGATCGCCCCGGGCGCCTTCAAGGGCAGCCTGGCCGCGCACAAGGCGGTCGGCACCATGCCCGCGATGCTCTGGCAGCACGACGGCGCCAAGCCCATCGGCATCTGGACCGAGATGGTCGAGGACAGCAAGGGCTTGCGCATCAAGGGGCAGCTGGCGCTGGAGACCGTCCTGGGCAAGGAGGCTCATGCGCTGCTCAAGCTCGGCGCCCTCAACGGCCTGTCCATCGGCTTCGTGTCCAAGCAATGGACCTACGACCGCGACACCGACGTGCGCACGCTCACGGAGCTGGACCTGTGGGAGGTCTCGTTGGTGACCTTCCCCGCCAACGGCAAGGCCCGTGTGACCAATGTGAAGGCGGCCGACGACCTGGCCGTCCCCAAAGATGCTGAGCGACTCCTGCGAGATGCAGGTTTCAGCAAATCCGACGCGACGGCCTTTGTGTCGCGCGTCATGCGGATGGGAGAAGCGCGGAGAGAGTCCGCTGATTCGACCGCTGCGGCAATGCGAGCAGCTGACCGGCTGCTCTTGTCTCTCCAATCCTGAAGAAAGATCACCATGAAGAAAACCATTCTGGCCATCATGGCCCTGCACATGTCCGCGTTCCAGGCCAAGGCCGGCGCGCTGGCCGTCTACGAGCGCCGCGACGATCCCACCATCAAGACCGTCTCCGACGCTCTGGACAAGATCGCCACGGCCTTCGAGGAATACAAGAAGACCAACGATGCCCGCATCGAAGCCATCAAGGCCGGCAAGGGCACGGCCGAGCTCGACGCCAAACTCTCGCAGATCGATGGCCACATCGAGACCCTGGGCGAGGTCAAGTCCAAGCTGGAGAAGATGGAGACCAAGCTTTCCCGCCCCGGCGCCATGGACCCGGCCCGCCAGGAAGGCGAGACCAGGGAAGCGGCCGAATACCGCAACGCATTCATGGGCTGGATGCGCAACCCCGGCGACCCCGAGCGCCGCACCGCCCTGCAGCAGCGCGCCCGCGAGCTGAAGAAGTCGCTGCGCGTCGAGGGCAATGATGACGACGGCTGGGAAACCCGCGCCACGCAGACCACCACGACCACCGGCTCGGCTGGAGGCTTCGCGGTGCCCGAGATCATCGAGCGCCAGATCGCCCGCCTGGGCCTGGAAATCAGCCCCATCCGTCAGATCGCCACGGTGCGTACCGTGGGCAGCACCGATTACAAAGAGCTGTTCGACATCGGCGGCGCCGGCTTCGAGTGGGTGGGCGAGACCGACACCCGCAGCCAGACCAACACGCCCGACCTGGCCGAGGTGATTCCCACCTTCGGCATGGCCTCGGCCAAGCCCCAGGCGTCGGAGGAGTCGCTGGACGACATGTTCTTCAACGTCGAGGACTGGCTGATCTCCAGCGCCTCCGAAGCCATCGCCCAGGGTGAGGGCACGGCCTTCGTGCTCGGCAACGGCACCAAGAAGCCCACCGGCTTCCTGGCGGGCCCTGCGCCCGTGGCCACGGACGACAAAACCCGCGCTTTCGGCACGCTGCAGTTCATCGCCTCTGGCCAGGCCGCTGCGCTGCCCACGAGCCCGGACGTGTTCCTGGATCTGGTCTACGCGCTGCGCGCCCGCTACCGCACGAATGCCAAGTGGGTGACGAACCGCCTGGTGCAGGCCGCGCTGCGTAAGTACAAGGACGCCCAGGGCCAGTACCTCTGGCAGCCCTCCCTGCAGGCGGGCCAGCCCGCGACGTTCCTGGGCTACGGCATTGCCGAGGCCGAGGACATGCCTGGCGTGGCCGCCAACGCCTTCCCCCTGGCGTTCGGCGACTTCAAGGAGGGCTATCTGATCGCCGACCGTGTGGGCATGCGCATCACCCGCGACGAGATCACGACGCCCGGCTTCGTCAAGTTCTACGTGCGCAAGCGCGTGGGCGGCAAGCTGCGCAACACCCAGGCGATCAAGCTGCTGAAGATCTCGGCCTGATCCTGTGAACGGCAACAAGAGCCCCGCCCGGGGCTCTTTTCATTGGAGAGCACCATGCAACTGAAAGTGATCAAGGCGTTCGACTGGGCGCACCGTGGCGTGCAGGTCGAGCGTTTCGAGTCCGGCAGCATCATCGACACGGAGGATGAGGATCTGATCCGTGTGTCCAAGGCCGAGGGATGGGCGGACGAAGACGACGGCAAGGCGCCTCAGGGCAAGCCGTCGGCGGGCATGAAGGTGGACGACCTCAAGACGGCACTGGCAGCCAAGGGCATCGCCTTCCCCGAAGGCGCGAAGAAGGATGAGCTGGCGGCGCTGCTGGACGGCGAACAGCAATGAGCCTGATCGACATCGACCGCGCCAAGCTGCATTTGCGGGTGGACGTGGACGACGAAGACGCGCTCATCTCGGCGCAGTTGGTGGCGGCTGAGCGTCTGTCCATGGCCTGGATCCGGCGCAACGTGTACGCCGACCAGGCCGCCCTCGATGCCGCTATCCAGGCCGCGCCTGCATCCCTCTCGGCGGCCACCGCTGCCTACGAGGCCGCGCTGGCGCTGGCCAATCAGCTGCCCAACGCCATCGAGCGCGCAGCGGCCACCACTGCAGCGCAGGAGGCCTACGAGGACGCCCAGGCAGACGCCAAGCGCACGCGGCGCGGCTTGGTTGTGGATGACCTCTTCGCCTCTGCCGCCCTGCTCACGCTGGGCGCCCTGTACGAAAACCGCGAGCTGCTGGACCCGCCACCTGTGGCGCAGCTGCTGCTCGATCCGCTGAGGGCCTACGGATGAAAGCCGGCACCCTTCGAGACCGCATCCACATCCAGCGCAAGACAGGCGGCGCGGATGAATGGGGCACTCCGCTGCCCGAAGGCTGGGAGAACATCTCCACGGGCCGCATTGCAGCCAACGTGCTGCACAAGTCTGGCCTGGGCACGATCAAGGCAGACGCTGAGGTGTCCATCGTCCGCGCGAGCATCCGCATCCGGCGCCGCACAGGCCTGGACGCCGGCATGCGCGTGCTCTTCGACGGCCAGATCTACGAGGTCAAGGCAGTGCTGCCTGGGCCAACCCGCGAGTACATCGACCTGGTGTGCGAGCTTGTGAAAGGACCGACCCAATGACCAAACCACGGACCTCGCGCGCACCGCGGGCGCCGCGCGCTGCCCCGGCGCCGGCCGACGACGGCGGGCCGCGCACGGTGCTGACGACAAAGCCCGGCACCATCGGCCCCTACGGCTACATCGCCGGCCTGCTGATTGACGACGTGCCGGCCGATGTGGCCACCGCCAATGCCGGTTGGATGGACGCGGACCCCGAGCGCGTAGCCGCCGCCCGCGCGGCACGCGCCGACGCTGTGCCGTTCAAGGGCTGACGGCCATGGCTCGTCGCACGCTGTCCCGCAAGGGATTCGACGGCAAGAGCCGGCAGTTGAAGGGCGGCAACACCTCCAACAAGGCATTTCAGATCAACCCGAACCTGGGTGGCCTGTTCGACATGCTGGATGAGATGGAGGCCAGCGTGGAGGAGGCCCTGCGGCCTGCCGCCCAGGCTGCCACCCAGGTGATCTATGACCGTGTGAAGCTCAACGTCTCAGCCCTCGGTCGCGTCACGGGCAACCTGGACCGATCCATATATCAGTACTACAGCACTGAGAAGTCGGTGGACGGCGAGCGCGCTGAGTATCACGTCTCATGGAACCACAAGAAGGCACCGCACGGCCACTTGCTGGAGTGGGGTTGGCTGCAGCGCTACGTCTACCGGCCCGACGGCATGGGGCCGATGGTGCGGCCCGGCATGGATGGCAAGCCGAAGCCGGGGCGACGGGCGAGCCAGGCGCAAAAGGATGCGTACTACGTGACGCTGCCTGTGCCCAAGCAGATCCCAGGCAAGGCGTTCATGCGCAGCGCCGAAAGCTCGCTGCCCGAGGCCAAGCACGCCGCTGAGCAAGAGCTCCTGAGGCGCATTCGTGGGAAGGGAGGTGGCTGATGGCGCTTGAGGAAGACCTGATGGCCGAGCTGCTGGCCGAGTGCCCGCGCGTCGTCGTGGGCACGGCTCCCTACGGCACGACCATGCCCTACGTGACCTGGCAGCACATCGGCGGCGACGTGCTGCGCTACACGGACAACGCGCCGGCCGACAAGCGCAAGCCGCTCATCCAGATCAACACCTGGGCCGCCACGCCGCAGCAGGCCTTTGCGCTGATCCAGCGCATCGAGGAGCGGCTCTGCGCTGCTGCAGCGTTCACGGCACGCCCCCACGGCGACCCCATTGGGGCCTATGACGACGCAGGAGTCGTCTCTGGCTACCTGCAGACCTTTTCCATTCTGGGCGCGCGCTAAGCCGCCCGACCAGTTCCGCCGCCCTGGCGGTCTCCCGCCCGCGAGGGCACTCCATCAACCCGCTTCGGCGGGTTTTCTGCTTTTGAAAGGGCCACAACATGGCATCTCTCCCTACCGGCTCGCGCATCGCCGTGGCCACTTCCATCGGCGCCAAGGTGCCTATCACCGCGATCACAAACGCGACCGAGGCCGTCTGCACGGCAGCTGGTCACGGCCTGGCCGTCGGCAACATCGTGATCGTCCTGTCCGGCTGGGGTCGCCTGAACGGCCTGGTGTTCCGCGTGAAAGCCATCCCGACCCCGGACACGTTCACCCTGGAGGGCCGCAAGGCCAACACCAGCAACACCAACCTGTTCACCCCTGGCGGCGGCGCTGGCTCGTTCCAGAAGGCACTGACCTGGGTTGACGTGGTGCAGATCCTGTCCAACAACACCAGCGGCGGCGATCCCAAGAAGGTCACGTACCGCTACCTCGAATCCGAGAACGAGCAGGAAATCAATGACGGTTTCAGCCCGGTCTCGCGCTCGCTGGAAATCGACGCCGACGCCATCGAGACCCCGGGCTACACGGCTCTGGAAGACCTGTCCGCCAGCGGCGCCGACACGATCCAGCGCCTCACCATGAAGAACGGCGCCACGTCGTATCTGGCATGCACCGTGGCGCTCAACGATGAAGTGCTGATGCAGGACGGCCAGGTCAACCGCGTAAAGGCCGATTTCTCGGGCAAGGGCCGCTCCACCCGCTACGCCAGCTAAGGCGTCAACCCCATGCACCGGCCCGGCTGTTTCGTCTCTTTCAGCGGAGGCGGGCAGTCGGGCACGGGCTTTCTCTTTTTCCCTCCGCTGAAAGGATCACTCCATGGCCACTCAATCCAAGACCGCTGTTTCCGCCGCTGCAGACGAGGCTGGCAAGAAGCCCCCCGCATTCATCTTTGGCGCCCGTCCCGAGACCATCACCGCGCCCGTCTCGTTTGTGCGCGTGACCGGCGAGGTTGCCGAGATGGACTGCAAATTCAAATACCGCACGCGCCGCGAGTTCGGCGAGCTGTGGGACGAGGTGTCCAATGCCAATGTCCCTCAGCCGGCCGACGGCGAGAAATTCAGCTTCGCAAACTTGGCCGACCGTGGCCTCGAATTCAGCGCAGAACGAACCCTCAAGTACCTGGTGGGCTGGGGCGTCGAGATCGAACTCAACAAGGCGGCCCTGGTGCAGCTGTTCGATGAAGAGCCCAACGCCGCCGCCGCGTTCTGGGACGCCTACCGTGCCGCCCTGGTGGATGGCCGCGTAAAAAACTCCTGAGCGCCACCGTCGCCTATTTCACCCCCGACCCGGAGGTCGCAGAAGGCTGCGAGCCAGAAGACTACTGGGAAGACCCAGTGGAGGCCTGGCCCGAGAACGCCGAGCCTCTGGCGCTGGTCGTCGGCCTGCAGACGCAATGGGCCTGGGTGGTGGGGATGGGC